TAATTACTAATTGACGTGCCCTTTAACCTCAATGGCAATAATCGTCCACTTCTGCCCGGTCGGAGCGGACATACCTACCGTTTTTGATCCGGCCGCTCCTACATTAGCAAAATATGTAATCGCAACACCATACCTAGCATTATCTCCAAGATAACCAGATAACACGACTGGAGTACCGCCAAAGTTATTAGTAAAACTCTGGCTACCTTGTACCGCCCTCCAATCCGACGTAACAACAACAATCGTACTATTATCTTGGGTTGTTACCAGCGAAACTAACGGATTTTCAGAATCACCAGTAGCAACATTGCTATTGCCAATCCCAGAACTTCCAGAAAACCTAATAACATTTCCACCATAATACCCAGACCCGCCAGCGCTACGCGCAAACGAGACAGTCATGTTTTCGTTAGAAGGTGCTATATACGCCCATCCATAAGTTGAACAATAGTCTGCCAATTCGCTAGAGCGGAGTAATATCATATTTCCTGTACCATTCTCAGCAATAGATACACTCGCACTACTATTTTCAATAGCTGCTACTGCTACCAGCACATCACCACTATTAACTGGTACTGCGCTCATTGCAGTTTTCGGGGTTGTTTCAGAATTAAATGCAGTAGCATATTGAGCCACATAAATAGGGCCAGATATAACTGGCCCTATTGTCCATGCCGATTTTAGCGGCAAATTTTGATCGCTCGGAAGAGCCGTATCAGGAATTATAGCCCACACACTAGGTTGGCAAATGGCAAGCGGATCACCACACTGATATCCAGTAGGAGGAATGGCTCTAGCTTTTGCCTGCAAAACTGTTCCTGATGGCGGCGTTGTAAATGACTGCTCGTTACTTGTTATTCCAGATACGCAATCTGCATTAATGCAAGCCTCAACTGTAGTCCCAACAGGCCAATCTGCCGCAGAATTCCATTGCAGCGTAATCGCACCTAAGTACTCTGCCACACCTAATGAGCATATAGCAGAAAGCAGACACAACGCTACTGCCATCAGCAACTTTTTCATATTAATACGCAAACAAAATAAACGTTGGGGCCTGTTGGTTGCTCGGTAACGCAGCCTGCGCAGCCGGATACCACACAGTAAAATTACCATTCAACGGATTACCCGGCACTACAGTATTGATGGCACGATACCGTACTTCAACCGTATTACCCGCTACAGCAGCGATAGTCGCGTTAACTGACGGGGCAGTAAGCCCGGAAATCTCCGTAGGGACGCTCCCGTTTATCCTATACTCAGCCGAGTACTCAGGAACGTAAGCCGGTCCAGACGGAGTCGGGTCAACCCATTGCACAACCAGCGTCGCAGCAGAAACAACCGAAGAAAACAAACCTGTAATAACAACCCCAATTAGCCTTTTCATACCTTACCTCCAATCAAAAGTTACATTTAACGGTCATTCCAACCAGGTAAATCATTCCCCACGATTTTCGCGCTGGGTCCGCTTGATCTGGCTGGTAAAACGATAGCATCGGAAACGGCTTGCACGGTGTTTGGGCGCACCCTGCCAGCGCCACTACCACGCACAACGCGAGTAACGGGTTCTGCGCCATTAGCCGGCTGTACTTCCTCATTAGACGACTTCTCCTTAAGAATAACGCCCAACAGCCCTGCCGCAGCCATTCCAATTGCGATAATATACTCCCACGCCTCGGGACTTAGAGTAAGTCCCAACGAAGTTGCCAGCCAAACTAACCCGCGCCAAGTAGAAGGTTCCCGCAATCTCGCTATTAGCCACTTCATAACAGCCTATTCTCCTGCCCACGGCGACCCAGTACCAATCATGTGAACAATACGAGGACCGCGCAGCTTTACTTGCTTGTACCACAAAGACGCTTTCAAGCTATTAGCCGCTTTTTCCCACTCGTTCCGCCTAACACTACCTAAAAACCTAGTGAACTTGGCAAGTTTCTTTCCCAGGTTAAAGCTTAGATTCAGTAACGCTCGTTTTCTTACCTCGTCTAGCGTTTCCCACTCAGGAAAAATTTCTGTCAACCTACTCTCCGCTACCGCTATATCGTTGTCCAGCAGTGTCAAGCATTGCTTTTCGGTTATCTTTCGCCGAACAATCCCGGATTCGGGATCAACCAAGGCAACAAGTTCTTTCCCTTCCAATAAATGCCCAACGCCTACAGTCCAATACCCAAGACTATCTCGGTACGGGGTTAATCTTTTCCCCTCATCCCGAATCAACTCTTTCCTAAGTTCTTCCTTACTATATCTATCCATTGCGCCATATCTCTCGGTTGGTAATCCTCACAAAGACCCGGAAACTCTGCATGCTGCAACTCGCAATAGAAAACATCGGGGTCACTATCCTGAAATTGCGCGCATTTACTGCACGGTAAATTATGTCCGGCACTATGCCGAGGTAGCATTCCAATCATACCGAAGGGCTCACTGAGGGGCTAATTGACGCGGATGGGCTAACCGACGCACTCAATGACGGGCTTAGCGACGGACTAGCAGAGGGGCTAACCGACGGACTAGTAGATGGGCTTAGCGAAGCAGAGGGACTAACCGACGGGCTCAGAGACGGACTCAATGACGCGGATGGACTTACCGACGGGCTACTAGATGGGCTCAACGACGCGGATGGACTTATCGAAGATGACGGGCTTTGCGACGGACTCAGCGACAAGCTGTACACGGTTCCAATAGTGCAATTAGACCACAAATCCCCAAACAAACTCATGATCCTATCTCCACCGTACCATTCGCCAGCAAAGCCGTAAACCTTAGAGCGTACACAGGGCCACCAAGCACGCTTACCGTTTTGCTATTCACAGTTCCGCTAGACCACGCTGTCCACGACCCGCCAGAAACAACCTGATATTCGACAGACAGCGTACCACCGCTGCCCGGAATAGCAACGACGGTCATCGGTATCGGAAGGTAAGTCAATTCGCCACCAGCACTCGTAAACGTTACTGGAGCCGCCGTTGTTACAGTAATTAATCGCATACTTAAACCCTATTGTGTAGCTTTTTGCTCGTTTCCTCTAGGGCCTCTGACATCAAAGTCAAATCCCCTTGGAAGTTCCATCACTCGCACCTGCCGTCTAAGGGCAGTACGCAAATTATTCTGGGCCTCTGCAATCCCGTTATACCAAGTAGTACTGTATAACTGAACTCTCTCTGGGTTATACAAATCCACATCCGTCTGCATGCTTAGCCTAAACAGCGTCCCAAACACCAATAACTCATGGTATATAGCCGGAATTTGGGGATTTACAGCAGATGCGCCAATTGCAAGACTGGTAGGATAAATATACCCTTCTATACTTACCGAACCACTAGTCGTTTTGTACGGCACTAGCCGCACCTTATCAGGATACATATCCGTCACAACAAACTTGGGTGTTCCCGTTGCCGCCCGCCAATTATCAAATCTTCCAGTATTCTCAGCGGTTGTCAGCGTATAATACCCAAAATCCAACTCGCTTGCGGTAATTGGCCTCAATTGCACGTTGTTTAATATGACGGATTTTAGCACAATTAAGTTGCTCGGTAACGTAACCCAAGGATCGTTTCCGGTTATCGTACCAGATGATACCCCGTAAAGGGCCAACGTAGCCAGCGCAAATTCTTTCTCGGCTAAAGAGGCTTGCTCTAAAATGAGAGCGTCCGACGCCAAATACGGCGTAGCCGCGTCATCAAACCTAGAGCGTACCTCCGTAAGTAATTCCGCCGAAGTCATAGCAACGCCCCCGCTCCGCGCTTCGGTTCCAAATACTCATAATTGAACGAGCGGCGCATAGGAATCAAGTTTACGGCGATATTCGCTTGCATCCTTTGAGCCTTTTTATTGTCTGGCCACTCCATCGCGGCCACCTTTAACGCTTCCCAAACGACCAGCGCATGATATTTCTCATCCCAAATCGGCGTATCGGTAAGGCCAGTAAATCCGGCCGGCTTATACCACACGTCCCCGTACACTCCCCAAACCGCCGTGGGTTCCGGTTCTACTCGGTAATACCCATTAGGAAGCTTTATAAAATACATCGGGTCGCCGTCTTGTTGTAGGTTTATCTGTTCCTCTGCCACCCAATCATCGTATTCCTTAAAATACATGGGGAGTCTGCAAGACTCCCCTTCCTTATTGCAATACACCGAATCTTTGCTAATCTCTTTCACATCATCTAAACAATACTCTGAAACCCCAACCGCCGTATTGAACAGCAATCCCCGACTATGAAAAAATTTCCATTGGTCGTATTCTATCTGTATTCTCAGGTAAGCGTCGGAAAGCCACTCGAAAATGGTTGCGGTAGAAACCATATACGGCTCTACCTCATCTCCCATCGCAATCCTCACCTTCCCTATCATTTCGCTAACATTCATCAAAGCACCTGATCTTTGATAGAATCATACCACGCCTGACCTTTAGGGTTTTTATCACGGTAGTGATGCGGGTAGCGGAGCACGTTATACGCATTAGAAGTCTCAAACGTGCTGCCATCGGCGGCCTTGCGATACCCGAACTGCCACGTCTCCCGCTTGGCCCGCACAATCACCTCTAAAACAAACCGTGGGACCGTTTGCCACTCCCCGCGAAGCATATAATAACTCTTTCCGTTTACCGATACGCTTACAAGCCTAGTAGTATCGTTTTTGTCGTGAGACGGAAGAATCATAACCTCAACGGGCTCAGCCATAAAAGCCAGGTCATGCGCGTATTTAACAACAGCATCGTTGTCTACGGCCTTAATCGGAGATACTAAAGAACTCTCCTCTGGCTGCTCGAACTTGTGCGTTAAAACCGGGTCGATGTTTTCTGCTTGTCTAGTGTAGGTTGGCATTGTAAAAAAGCGGGATTAACTCCCGCTTCCTTTAAGGGTTATAGGTTATTGAGGGTTTAAATTAAAAATTTATCCCCAGCATTCCCAAAAACAATCGTCGTCGCTGGTTTCAAGACCTTTAGTCGCTACGGTGACAGTAAATCCCAACCCATCACTCGTTAGCGCAATGCCCGCAGCCTCGTAAGTAACAGTGCCGGCGGCCGCAGTGACCAGAGATTTCGCGTTAGCACCAGCATCCAACCCATAAGTGGTCGTTCCAGTAACCGCGCCCGGATCAACAAAATGCTCGGCTTGCACCCGGTCAGTCAGATTAATAACCCGAATAACCTGTGGCTTGAACCCCAGCGTAATCGTGAAATCCGCCGCAGTCCGCACGCCCGTGCGAATGCCGTAAGCATATTTCCTGCCCTCTTGCAGCAGGTCAAATTTATGCAAATATGAAGCGTTAGCCATCTTAAATTACCTTATGCGTTAAGCAGTTGTTTCGTGTACTCAAGCCAAACGCCGTAAATGTAAACGGCGTCTTGATCGTTAGTACCGCCCAGCAAAAGTACAACCGAAATAGCACCCGGAGCCGCTCGCATTGCCGAAGTGGTACAAGTGAACACCAGCTCTGACGCCGCTTGGGTAATCGTAGTGGCCGCCGTACCCTGACAATCCGCGTTCCCAACATCGCCCGGCCCGACCATATAAACCTCGCAGTCCAGGGTCAGCGTGTCGTTATTGGCCGCTTTACCCACCAGCACGTGAACCTCCAGCGGGTAATTTACGTCCAAATCAATCGGAATAGGCACATTAAACCCGAGTTCTTCCCCGGCAGAGCAGTTAACCGGGATATTGATAACCGTCTCCAGGTTAGAAAGCTGAGAATAACCGGCTACGGAAGTAGCCTGTGCCGTTAAAATCGTGCCATCCTCTCTAGTAATGGACCCGAGCGCGACAGAAACGTAACTTTTTTCGCTTAGGAGCGAGTTAACCGTTGCGGCGCCAGGAGCACTAATAAAGCGGGCCAGTTCGTTCAATAGACCTGCCATTCACTTACCTCCAAAAAGGCGAGGTGCAAGAATCGCATTGCACCTCGCAACCCCTGCCACCAATTTACGCTTCAGTACCTACCCAAGCCACCGCCATCCAATCGTCGTTCAGGATAGCTTGCGCCTGCCAAGTCATAGCGCTCACATAACCGCGCTGGCCCAGCGGGTCAATCTTCGACTTTTCGGACGGCATGAAATGATTCGCATCGATGGAATTGAACCCGCGCAGCGGAACCTGCCCGAACGCATCGCCGCCGCTATTACCCTTTCCGACGATAATAAGCGGGTACACGTCAATATTCGTGCCGCCATCGGACTTCGGGGTAAACCCGGCAACCGCCGCGCCAACCAGCGCTCCAGCGCCCGGCCGGTAAGTCAGAATCGGGTTAATAATGATCCGAAACCGCCCGATAGCACCGATCTCGAACTCAGGATCAAGCAGCGCCATACTACCGTAGTCCTGAACCTTAGTGAACCCAGGAATATTCTCAAAAGTCTTTTCCATATCGGTATGGCAGTAAACCGGCCAAGAGGCATTAACCGACTGCATACCAAAATTCGGGCCAGACTTCAGCATCTTGTTGACAGTGGTGGCGTGCTTGCCCAGCAGCGCCCGCGAGATATTCTGGAACATGGCCTTGGTCGGCGGACCGTTCACGGTCCCGACAGTGGTTCCAGTACCACCAAAAAAGTCGTTAGTACAAGACTTCAACTCTCCATACACCATCATCTCGCGGCACAAAGCGATACGGGTTGCCGCTTGGTCCTCCATTTCCCGAGGAATCTCCACACCCTCTTCGTGCAAGTACCGCAGCCGGTTGCTGTAAGAATACAAACAACCAATCTCTTGCAGAGTCGTAGACAGCGTAGTCCACGAAATCGAGTCTGGGGTAGGCGTTACACCCTCTTGAATGGTATGTTTCGCTATGAAAGCGGTGTCGCCACCCGCCGCAATCCACTCGTTATCCACTCCGCCATACGGCAAGAACCGCATCCACTCAATCGTTTGAGAAACGTTTTGCGGAAACGGCTCCATCGCGCCCAACTTGGTCAGCATTTCTTTGGTTTGAGCCTTAGCCAAGATTCGCCCTTTATATTTCTCAAGGCGACCAGCTTGCGTTGCATAAAATTGTCCAGCCATTATCGTCTACCCTCTGAGGCAATTTCTTCAAAAGCTGCCAAGAACGCATCTTCAGATGATTGCGCTCCAGCATCTCTAGTACGTCGAGATTGGCTTGTCGGGATTTGCCCCTGAGCCAGACGAGTAGACTTATTGCTAGCATTCCTCGTCTTTTCCTGTTTTCTGTTTTGCTCCCACGCTTCAAACTTTCGTAGCGCATTGACGTATGGCGCACCAAAATTCAAAAGCGCTTGTTGGGTTTGGTATCCCTGCTGGGAGTACCATTCTACAAAATCTTTGTGCCGCTGTCCTTCCGGCGCAAATTTGCCGTTTTTCACCGCTGGGATTATTTCCTCCAGCATTTCCGGCGAATAAACCGATAAAACTAACTGCTGCCCGAATGCCTCCGACAGCCTTGATGTAACCGGATCAAGAAACGGACGGAGAGTATTTTCATCCAGCGGAGAAACCTGAATCGCTTCTGACAGCGCCGGAATTAGTACCTCCGCCAACTTCGGGTCATAATCCTCCAGCACCTTTTTAAGCTTATCGGCGTTAAAGGATGTTCTCGTTCCTAAAGACTTCTCTAACCCTGCCAGCCGTTCCTGAAGCTGCGAAAAATTTCCGTTAAGCCTAGACTCAACACCGCTTATGTAATCCGGAAACTCCGAAACTCGCTGAAGCCTAGAATACACGTCGTCTTCCGACAAGTCGCGCAAATACGGTGATGTTTCTTCGACTTCTCCAGAGGATTCTTCGGGGCTTGCGTTTTCAATACCGTTTTCTGTTTCAGTTTCAGTGGTCATTGGTAATTTCCGTTAATTGCTGTATTAGGTTAGCTAACTCTGCTCGACGGCCTCTAAGCCCCTCGGTAGTAATGTGGTCGGTTCCCGGTACAGCAATCCTTTCCATCAGGAGCCTAGCACGACCCTCAAGCAGTTGCAACAAATTTATTGGATCAATATACAAGCAACCATACGCTCTCTTTACGGCCTCTTTCATTGCAGCCCCAGCGTACTAAGCGCGGCTTTCACATCTACCTGTGATGGAAACTCCTCTTGCGCTTGCAACGGTTTCGGTTCGGCGGGCTTTGGCTCGGCAGACTCCACAGATTTTTGCTGTACGTCCATTTCTTTGCTGGCAATGTGCGTATCCGATTTAAGCTGGGCTTCCGCTTGCGCCTGCTCCAGCGACAATTTTTTAAACTGGGCTTCCAGTGCCAACCGCAAAGTATCCACTTCCTTTTTAAGGTCGGCCTTATAGACCTCTGCTTGCGCCTCAACTTGCGCCGCGATAACCTTCGGGTCCGGCTGTTGTTCGGCTTTCGTCAATTGCGCCTGTTCTTCCTCAGTAAGCGCCAGCGTTTCAATATCAATCTGGAATCCCTCCAAATACGTTTGCATCCACTTCTTCGGCGAAATCCCATAAATCGGCTGTAGTACCTGCTGGGAAATCTGCAATAGCGCCTGTTGCTGCAACTCCTTAACGATAAGCGTAGTGGAGCCCAGCGGTTCCACTATAGCGTCGCCTTGCGCCTCTTCCGGTCCGTACAACTGCACCCACTCGTAAAAGTCTTCCAACAACGGCTTGCAAATCTTATCGTCCCACTCTTTCACAATAAGCCGCAGATTTGTGGTGGAATTGTTCATTAACTGCTGCGAAACGCCCACCGCATCCGTCACCGCTTGGCCCTGCAACAACAAACTCAACCCGGTAGTATCCTCAGCCATTTTCAACCAGAACTGAATAACCGGCATAATAGCGTTCAAATAGTTTGGAAACTCCAAGAACGCCATTGCGTTTTTTGCTTCCGCCATGGCATCCACGCCCGGCAGGCCCGATTTAACCCGCCAGCGCTTGTACGGCCGAAGTTTGGTGTCCTCGCCATCAATGGGCTCTATCAAACCATCCATCTCCAGCACCTGCGGTCCGACCGAGTATCCCATGTTATCCATTAGCGCCCGAACCGACGCGGTAAGCCCGCGCTGGGGTGTCTCCATTTGCTCGGGAATACCAATCCCCGCCCACGAATCATCCCGTGGTTCCCAACATAGCATTCTATACGGAAATTCTTTAGACTCTAGCGGATACGGTGCGTATTTGATAATTCTATCGTTAAGCATCGTTATCGTTCCGAATCCTAACGACCTCTCTTCCCCGTTATCTTTCCACTCGATACTACCAGTTCTAACCCATAGGGTATACGGCCTTTTTGAGCCTTTTCTCTTGTTGAACTCTTCGTCTTGCGGCCCCTCTTCCAGCGCCAGTTTAATCGCTGCGGCGTTGTAATTGGGGTCTTTCATCATATCCTGTAACTGGCGCTTGGTGACTTCTGGTATTTTCTCGAAGAAAAACCTTCCGTTTTGGATATCTACCCCACATTCCGGGTCAGGATAGCAGTTTTCCACTTTAATGCACTCTATCCGTGGCGTGTAAAACAGCATGGTTTCCAACTCTTTCGACAGCATTTCCGCCGTGGCCGGGTCGGTGGCAAGCGAAAGCGCCCGCAACACCTTATCCGCGTCATATCCGATGGCCCGCTCCTTCGGAAACGGGCCTTTAACCACTCCTGTCCCGACAATCCCCGATTCCACCAGTTGCCGCCGTATTACACCCGCCCAATCTGACTCTTTCAGCCAGTCTTTTATGATGGTATCGGCTATTTGTATGGATTCGCTGGCCGTGTATGGGTCTTGAACCTTCTTAGCGACATCCGGCAGCAACGATAAAACCTGCTGCATGACGTTCGGGTATTTGGATAGCACACCAAACACGGTTTGCAAATCGCTTACCGGAGTTTGCTTTATCGTCCACGGCATTTTGCCGGTCGGCAACAAAATATCCGCAACGCGCGCCGTGCCCGCGTTAGAGTACGGCCGGGTGATGTTGACCAGCACGGTAGACCTATCGGTATCCACCTTGCTGCGGAAAGAGGTTATCGAGGTATCCAGCGTTTCGCCCTTCTCGTAAGAAGAGTTCGAGGAATTAAGTTCGTCCCGCCCTTTGTACTGGTTTCTGGCGGATTTCCAAATATTATCCAAACCGGCTTCTTTTCTACCCCTAACCGCCCGTTGGCGTTCATCGCACAGCGCCGCAACCAGAGTTTCAAGACTTTCGTTTTCAGGTAATTTCATAAATAATCCTAAATTATCGTAGCTGTCGCTTATAGTGCGTATGGGCCATTATAGCACTATCCTGCCGTCTTCCATCTTTATTTCTTTCTGCACTTAATACGCGTTCATAATACTCAATATCTCCCCATTGCATCGCCATAGCGTCAGCGACGCCTTGATAAGTTTCACTTCTAATTTTCCACCTATTCTCAGACGGTGGCATCTTAAATATACGCTGCTCTCGCCCACTGACAACGTTCGTCGGGTGCAGCTTTGTCAAGGCTTTTAGCCATAAGCATGTGGCTTTTGTCTCACCATGACCAAACCACCACGGCTGGATAATTTGATCGGGTTTCCTAATATGGCTTGATATAATACTAATTGGATTTTCTAGTGCGATACGAGGAATTGGTGCATTCAAGAGTAATTCCACGAAAGCCAGCGCTTCGGCTTGTTCTACCTTTTTGTGCTTAAACCAGCGAGCGCCGCTAACAGCTAAATGAGTGCATGGCGGATGAGCGATCATTAAATCCCAACCATCGTTTAAAACATCTCTAACATCACCTTGATAGTGCGGGCCAGGCGCATCTGTCGGCAGTAAATCGCATGATACGGCATCATGCCCCTTTTTTAAAAAAGCATCTCGTACTTTTCCGCTGTATTCGCAAGCTATTAAAACTTTCATTTAATACCCCATTACAGCGTCTAAAGGCCGCCAGCCGGAAGGTTTACTGAAAAACTCGTGGTTGTTTGCTTGGGATTTAATCGGCCGCGCCCGCGTTGGCACAAACGTCAAAACGAATGCGTCCCAGTGGTCCGGGGAGCGCGATGCGTTTTTTTCCATTCTGGACCTCCCTACGGCAAACCGCGCCCGATAATCCTCTTTCGACTCGATCAACAGCAACCCGCCCTTGTACTCTTTCACTTGAATGGCCGTCGCTTGCGAGACAAAAGTCTGGTTGTCCGGCAAAGAGATTTCAAGGTCTTCGATATATTCCATGGCTTGCGTGTGCAAGTACGCCCGCAGGTTATAGTGTTTGCCGTCCGACAGCTTTGCCCCCGTATGAACGGCCATCGTTATGGGCCTGAACGGTCCATATTTTAACTGATCGGCGGCAGAACCGCCAGGGCCATCCCGCTCGATGGCTATCAATTCTACCGGACCCGTGTTTAACAGGCGTTTTACCTTATACTCGATTATTGTGGCCAGTTGAATGCCGTCCAGTTTTTTGTAGGTTTCGGGCTCTACGGACAGCCTACCCCGTCGGGACCAAATCACTATTTCGTCGTTGCCCATTCCCGCCGCATCCACGCCTACCCGCCACGGCGTGGAGTCGGGCTGTATGATCGAACCCGGCCGCCGCCGGGTCGCTTCATCTATTTTATCTTTGTTAATCAGGCTGTTAGAAACCGACGCCGAATAATTGCGGTCAACCTGTGACGCTAGCGTGGTCGGCAACAACTCCAGTTTTTGCTGCTTGTACCAGGGCTCCTCTTCCGGCGGGATACTCGGGTTTTGCCGCTTTCTCGGGTCATCTTTCCAGTCGAAAACGAATATTTGTTCTTTCGGCAGGAAGTTCCGCAGCCGGTAAAACAGATTTCCCACCCCGTTTACCGTAGAGATATAAATCCGGCAGTTCGTGTTGGCGGACAGCGCGGATTCGGCCGCATCCGGGTGGTCCAAGTGCGCGAACTCATCCACGAAGTACAGCCCCGAACGGCCGCCCCGGCCGATTTCATCACCGATTTCCCCCTTGATGACGGAGTTGTTCGCCGCGTTCGGGACGGTTCCCCATTTCCGCCCGGCCGCGTGGTTTTCGGGCAGGAAATCCGCCGGTAGGTTGTCGATGAACGTGCGCACCTTCCAGAATATCGAGTCGGGGTCGTTCACCCCGTTATCCACCAGCTCCTCTTTTCTACTGCCAAAACCGACCACGGATGCCGGGCAAAACAGCCAAACGCAAACCGCGCACGCCGCGCACAACCAGGTAAACCCCACATCGCGCGATTTCTCCCCGAGGCCGCGCAAGGAGTTCGAGTGCAACCAGTAAACCCAATTCACAAACTCAACTTGCCTCGGGAACAGAATAAACGGAAAGTACTTATTCGTCGGTTTTCGCGGGTCGTAAGTCATTCCCCAGTCATTTATAAAATCCGCCCAGTTTTCGGAATAGTACCTCATCAGCTTATTCCGGGCGCTAGGATTTTTTCTCAGTTTTCCCAGGGCCTCAAGCCTGAAATCGAAAACGGACTTGTAATCCGGATTAACGAAATCGAAGTTTGCGGGGTCGAATTTGGTTACCTCCGTTCCACCCGGCGTTTCTTCCGTTCCACCCAGCGTTTCTTCCGTTCCACCCAGCGTCGCTTGATCGGGTTTAATTTTCATCTAAATCCCCGTTGATAATCGTTAAAACTCGATAGGGGTTACGTGTGTTTTTCTGATTGGACGATATTTGCGGAGTAACGTCGCGCTGGCGGATGAGTCGCGCGTAAGTGTCCACTGGGTCTTCTTCGTCGTATTCCGAGTCCGTACGGGCTACGCCAGCTATGTTGGCGTTTAATATTATTTCTTTTTTCTCGTTGAAGAACTGCACAGGCGGGGAACCGATCGGTTCGTCGGGGTCGAAGTCGGGGATGTTTTTCAGCATGAACAGCGGGCCAGTGGCGTTTCCGAACCCGATCATTTCCTCGTACGCGGTCGCGATTGCGGTCATGCACCGGCTTATGGTGTAGCGCAACTCGGGCATCCGCTGGCCCAGCCGAATTAGCGAGGTAGGACCGGGCAGCCCGACCGCCAGCGCGTAGCCGGTCAAAGTCGGGCGGATTTCGTTGTCATGGCACCCCTCGAAGTATCGGTTGGAGCGCTCGATGAAATCCTGTACCCCGTTTGGCTGGGACGGAGTTGCCGGGCTACGCCGCCACTCTAGCGCGGTTTTAGCTAAACTTTTACTGGGCATAGCGCAACTTAACCTTAACCCTTTCCGCAGTCGAGCTTGGCCCGGACAAAGCAGTCTTTAGCTTCCAGCAGTTTACGGAGCCCGGCGCTTTTCTCGGCACAACCCGGCAGCGCCGTGTCCAGCTCCTTCGCCATATCGCAAATCGGCTTGGACACTTCCTGCAAGTGCGCCGGAAGGTGGGAGTATTCAAAGTATTTGATAATCGAAGATTGCATGTTATTACTTTCTAACCCGGTTTTTAGCGGAGAAAAACAAACCAACCATGGGGGCAATTTCCTAATCGTTTTTTCGTCATATCCACAGGTGCCAGATGGAGTCGGTTTTCAGGTTTGCGAAGTCGTCCACAACGCGGTCTTTTATCACGTTTGGGGTCAGGTGCCGGACGATGGTCACGGGAAAGCATACAATCCCGAAGAGTTTTAGGTGATGGAGATATTTGTTTAGCTGGGCGCTGGCGTCCACGTAGGTCAGTTTCACTTCTACGACTATTCCCCTCTCGTTCGGCCGCTCGATGATGAAGTCCGGTTGGAAGTGGTAAGTGGCGGTGCTGGAAGAGTAGAGGAACCATTGATGGTCCCAGAGGGGCCAGCCGCGCGCGGCGCACAGTTCCCGTAGAACGCGGCCCACCTTGCGCTCGTAGGCGTATCCCCGCCGCGCGGCGACGGTAGTGGCCGGGGGCGCGAAGCGCCCCTGGGCGGCGGTAACGCGCGGCAGGTCGCGAAGCGCGGCCAGCGCGGGTGCCCGGCGGTATTCTTGCGGTCGCATTGTTGCTTCTCCTACGGAGCGAAGCGCCGTAGGAGAAGTATGGGGTATTTTTGTTTTTGTGTCAATAGGGTATCGTAAATACCCGTTCAAAACTTGAAAATCCTTTATCAGTTGCTTCCATAGTAACAATCAAACCCCCAAAAACGAAGGGGGAGGGGTCAAAAATCTAAATTACACGCCCAAACCAATGGTCCAGGTCCGTAGTGACTGGCCCAAAAACCCGATGGATACGGTACCCGCGCGCAAGAATTGTTCGGTTTTTGCACGCGGGGAACCTTTTGGCCGGTAGTATGGCCGCTACTTGCTCAAGTATGCGCCACAAGATTATGCTAGAGGCGATAAAGTGACCAATATCCACAATATTTTGTAAAATTCACCGCGTGCAAGGAGAGGGTGCCCGCGCGCAAAAACCGAGGATTGAGCAATCAAAAAGGCATTTTTGAACCGTTTTTGCGCGCGGGATACGCATCTTGTATCATTTTGATTGATTTTTTTAAAAAAGTGACATAAAAAAATCGCCCAAAAACTCCAATTAAACAGTGCTTTTTTCCAAAATCTCTCGCCTAAAAGCACAATTCTATGCTAACTTTAATTTGTTAAAAATCAATAACCTCCGAGCAAGGGCCTCCTACGCGGCCGACCAGGAGTGTCGCAAAAACGTGAATCGTTAAAAATCAATGACTTCCGATGTATTTTGACAGTTAAAAAACTCTTTAAAAAATAATAAGTTAATCGAAAAAACATCGTAGGGACCTTCCCAAGACATACCACTGTCCGTCCTCCCACCAACCCCGGCCAAAACCGCCTCCCCCCGACCACCATATTCAAGCGCAAACGCGCCACAACCCCCCTCCAACCCGTATCAAAAACCACAAACCCCTCCAGAGTCCCGGCCAGAGTCCCGGCCTGCGGCCGGGGCTCTAAAACCCCTAAAACCCAATAAAAACAAATATATATAAAAAAAAAAAATAGGATATATAGTATTTTTATTGCACCCTCCATGCCAAAAGGCTCCTTTCTGGGCCTTTTTCGGTTTTTTTTTTTTCGGTTTTCGGTTTTAGACCTTTTTCGCCCTTTTCCCGTCCTTTCGCGTCCTTTCGCGTCCTTTCGCGTCCTTTCGCGTTTGCGCTTGAAACCACTGGTCGGGGGGAGGCGGTTTTGGTCGGGTATGACTAGGGTGTGACCAAGGGCGGGACGGGGTTTGTGTCTACGATGCCCCCAGCCGCTCGCCGCCGCCTGCCCGCGTCTACCCTACCGCCTCGACCCCCGCGCGCCGCCACGACCCGCCCAGCGGGCCACCGGGCCACCGGGCCTGCGGCCAGCGGCCTAAAACCACCCAAACCACCCCAAACCAACCAAACCACCCCCTACAACAATATTTTCAAAATACCCATCGAACCCGCTTGACAACCGCCCTGCCTGCACTATAATCACAACCTAACAGCAACACGTATCACCCAAACGTATCGCCACCGCCACCGCCACCGCCGCTACCACTCCATACAACCGGATAAATAAAATGTCAGCACCAGAAAGAGACTTTGCTCCCCAGGGTTTCGCGCCCGACTCCCGAACGCCCTACAGCGTTTTGCTGTTGGGGACTCACCCGGAAGTGACCCCGATTTTTCGCCACCTATCCGGCGAGTCGTTCCGCCTTGACTGGGAGCAAATCACCCGGCTTTGCCCCCAACCCGAAAACTGGCCGTCAAACCCCCGACTCCTGACCCCCGACTCCTGACCCCCGTTACTCGGAGAAAAAAATGAATAGTTCTACCTTGGTTGCCGCCGCTCGTTTCCACTCCTTGGCCGCCGCCGCCTCGCGCCACGGGGGGCTCTTCGTCTCTGCCGGCGGCGGTACGGCCAACGTCGCCGCCGCCACCATCGCCCGCGCCACCTGCTCCACCTTCGAGGACGCCAGCCGCGCCCTGGACCTTACCGGCGGACCCGGCTGGTACAACGATCTCGCCGCCGCTCAACCGTGGCCGTTCGGGCACGTTCCCTACGACCACGAAGAAGACCGCTGGCTGTCCCGCTGGTCCGTTCGGACCATCGCCCGCGCGGCCGCGCGGCCGGCGCGGTAAACCGCGCCGCCCGACCATCCCGACTTCCCGACCATACGTTGCCTAGAAAAAGATTGACAACGTATGGTCGATAAAATATAATCCATTCACCCTGTACAACCCCCTGGAGTCCATAATGAACCAAGCCCTGATAATCCGTGCCCTGATGAATGCCGGGATGACGTACCGCGAAGCGGTACACGCCGTATCCACCGATAAAACTGCAAAACTAATAGCGGCGTGCGCCACTCCACTAAAACCCGTACAAGAGGCGCCGCGCCGCACGTGCGGCGGATTAAACCGATTTTAGCCGACCACCACGCGGATGAACACCGAATGACGAACACCGACGACGGCCGCGCCCGGCTGTACGAAGCCGCGTGGCTAAACGCGAAATTACTGCAAGAACTACGCGCATTGCTGCGCATAAACCGGCAATCCAGAAAGATAATTGCCGAAACAATCCCGTCAGTTCCCGACGAAGAGGAGCGGGCATGGATCATGCTGGCCGCCCTATTCGACGCAACAGAGGTTAACACAAATGGGCTACAACGGATTTTCTAACCGCGAGACTTGGCTTGTCCACCTGTGGATTGCCAACGATGAATACCTCATGGTATCCGTCATCGAAGCGGAAAACTCCCGCGAACTACAGGAGTTTTTCCAAGAAAACAGCCCGGTATCCACCGGGCTATACGCCGATCTTTTAAACCACGCGCTATCGTGCGTAGAGTGGGATGAGGTTTTTGACGCCATCCCACGCCGCGAGTAGGAATAGGAGGAATGATGATATTCCTTCCCACAAAAACAGCGTGGTTTTACCGTAGCAGTGCCGGCGGATTGATCGGTCCATTCCAAACCTTGCACGAATGCGCCCGCGCCGCGTGGTTCGCGGCGAACGCCGCCAGCGCACTGAAAAATGTTTGTGACAACCTTGGAGAAGACGATGACCAAACAAGAAAAAATGCGCGCCCTAGCCGGTAACCGGAACAACGGCCAGTATTCCGCCCTTTATGCTTACTCCAGCACCGGAACAATCCTACCCGGATTGGAAAAAGAGGTATTGGATTGCCTAGACCAAGCGACGACTCTAAAAGATTCTCGTCAGCTACAGGCGTTATACGCGTTTATCGCTGCGCCGGTAACCAAAGAGGTATTGGTAAACCTGCCTACGGAGTTCTGGCACAAGAACGCGCTCAACGCGAATGGCTCCCCAGTCCGCTGTCGCCCTAATGGGACCCTTAAAACCTGGAAACGCGACCCCGAACGTTTCCAACTTCCCGTAAAGCACGGGTTTAGAACATGTTTTCACCTAACCAACCAAAACGCGGGCGAATGGAGTGTAGCGCCATGAACATCAAAGACCTATTCGAACTGGCAAACCTCAACCCGTTCGGGTACTTACCGATGGATTACGACTTTCAGCCATTCCGCGAGGAACTGCCTGAACCGCCAGCGACGGAAAAACCGCCAAAACCCCGCAAAACCAACAAACCCCGCAAGACGGAGCAAGAATGATCATCACAAAATTTGCGGTTAAAGAGGTCAAGCTAAACAAAATACTGCACATAGACAGTGCAGACGGCCAAGTACAATGGATGCACTTTATAATCCGCCATGCCGGCGGAATAACGGACTTGCATCTGCACTCCACGGTTAACGAGGAAATTAAGGTATCATTGTCGCCGCCAGCGAAATAACCACAACCGCAAGTGGGCGGGTTTGATAAACCCGCCCACGGAAAACCCCAATGAAAACACCTTTGCAAAGAACTCCACAACAAGAGAAGTTCATCGAGACCACGACGGCAACCGGGTCGGTTGCCTTGCGCGCCCGCCCTGGCACAGGCAAAACCTTCAGCCTACAACAGTGGGCTGACGCCAGCAAAAACAGCGGTGTATCCACCAGCTACTCAAAATCAACCGTCGATGAACTGGCGAAAAAAATAAACCAGCGCTTTCCGGCGAAAAGCTTTCACTCCACCGGCTTACGCGCCCTAAACGGCAGCGGCAAGACCATAAAACTAGAAAAGAACAAAATATACGAAATAGTTAAAAGTCTTTCCCAAGACCACAACATCCCATTCGACATACAGGGCGATATCCGTTCATTGGCCGCGATGGCCAAAACCTACGGAATCCAGCCTAAAAGCTCCGGTCCTGCCGGGATAACACCTAACGATATCTCCACGTGGGAAAGCATAGCCGACCTGTACGAAATAGAGTTCACGGATGAAATACTGCACTGGGCGAAAACCACCGTTGACCTATCAAACGAGTTATTTTTAAAAGACGGAATCATCGACTTTGACGACATGCTTTACTGTTCGCTTATATTTCCACACCGTTTTGCCAGAGTCGGAATAATACTGGCAGACGAAGTGCAAGACTTTAACCTGCTGCAACATACCATGTTGCGCCGGTGCTTGCTCCCATCCGGGCGCGTGATCGCCGCTGGAGACGACCGCCAAGCGATTTACGGTTTTCGCGGCGCGTTGCACGATTCCTATAGCGAACTCGTAAAAGCGTTCGCAATGACCGAACTGCCGTTAACGGTATCCCACCGTTGCTCCAAGGAGGTTGTAAAAGTGGCGCAGCAGTACGTACCGGACTTTGAAGCCGCGCCGAACGCGCCACAAGGTAGCGTTCTATACCCATCAAAAATGAGTCTAGCCGAAGTCCCTAAAACCGTCCTGTGCCGCAACAACGCGCCGCTAATGCGTCTGGCCCTAAAACTGCTGGTCCGCGGCCGCACCGTAGAAATAGCTGGGCGCGACATCGGGCTAAACCTAATAAAAGTAACCGAAAGAATCACAAAAAAGAACCTGAAATCCGAAGAATTTATTGAGCGCCTAGAACGCTGGAAAGAACGGGAGCTATTCAAATACCCAAATAGAAGTTTTGCCATTATAGAACGCGCTACCGCCCTGAAAACGATAGCAACCGCACATAAAACCGTGGATAGCATGAAGAAGCACTTAGAAAAGCTTTACCCGCACACGGGAGATAAATCCTATCGCCCGTCAGACGTGCACCTATCGACAATCCACAAGGCAAAGGGCAAAGAATGGCCAGATGTTTTGTTTTTAGATTCTCATCTTATAGGTAAATACGCAACGTTAGAATGGGAGAAAATCCAAGACGAAAACCTGGCCTACGTCGGAATCACCCGCACACAAAACGAGTTAACATTCATTTCATCCCGCCAAATAGACGGATTGGACGAATAAATGCCCAAATACATGAACAAACCACCCCTCACAAAGCAACAAGAACAAGAAATATTCCCATTGATGGACGCAGCGTTAGAGCTACCATTCGGTAAAGCCATCTTATACCCATGCAGCGTAACTCGTGCGACGTATTTGTTCAATATAATAAATGGGGAGCGGTACAGGAATGCCGTAGAAAGCACATGCGCGTATAGGGAAGGAGAACCGTTATACGGTAAAGGAATATACTACCATCTGGTAGTCAGCGTTCACGATAAAGGACTGCTAGTTGCCCACGTGGAAACCCCGCCAACGAGTGTGGTATGGGATATCATACAGTGCATGGCCACAAAAAGCCCGGTCGATATAAAGGAGAAACTAGTAACCGCTCAATCTAGGCTAAAAAAGAATCAAGAAAAACACCCGGAATTAAACGCTGTTTATATCGATGCGGAGGCCATGCAGTTTCGGTGCTCGATACCGAATACGGAGGAAATGGCGATAGTTGATATAGACCTTGACCCAAGTCTCGCCCTTGGCCGCCCTACGCCCGAACAAGTGGCAAAAGCAAAATTGGTGAAAACTGAAAACCCCCGAAAGATTTAGAAAATACGCTTGATGTTTAAACGAGGAAGCGGTAAAATACGCTTGCTTTAAACTTCTTTAAACCAAACTTAAAAGGCATCAAAAAATGTTTATCGATAGTGGCACCCCAGTTAGATTTCGCACCATTATGGCAGACGCATACGCGGAAGTAGGTTTGCCAGGTTTCAAATTCGGAATCCCTCAGCCGTTCACGGCACAGATGTTCGAGTCTGTGCGCGAGGTAGGCGCTTGTCCGGTGGGGTTCGCCAGTCAGGCCAACCAGATGTTTTCGGAAACAGTCGCTAACAATATGGCCGCGAAAATTCGCGCGGCCATCAAAAACGAACAGCCCCTACCGGGGCAATACGCGATGGACACCTTGTGCGCGGCATACGACTTCTCCGGAACTCGCGGAAGCGGCGTTCAAGCCCCGTCAATCTTCGATAAGATTTTCGGCAAAATCGCTTGTAAGTTCATTCGCCAACTGCTTAAGCGGAACGGGTATAAAAACATGCCCGCGCCGGTCACGGTGGCCAAGTCGGGCGAAGAACCGGAAGATTCCCAGATATCCGCCGAAGAGTTTGAAAACCTTAGGCTGGAGCTGGTTTACGGGCAAGGCCCGTGGGGTGAAAACGAGGCGTTTATCAACGCTCGCAACACCTTGATCGAAGAGGCGCGCGCCGAAGAAGCCGTGGTCCGCTCCAGAGAACAGGCGGTCGAAAACCGGCTGTCCAGCCTGTCCTTCTAAAACCGTATTCCTCCAAGTCCAAAAACAGCGGGAGTCGTATCCCGCTGTTTTTGGATCAAACCTATTTACAACATAAGGTTGTAATATGCCAAGAAAAAGCCTAGCAGATGTAGCGCCGCGAACAATCAGAATCCACATTCCAACATACAACAAAATCTTGGAGTTTTTCTCCATGTCCACTTCCGGTATTCGCGGAAGCGATGCGATAAGACAGGTTTTATATCAGTTCGGGAAGTATTGCGCCGAACAGATGGAAGCCGGAAGGGTCGCCGGGGCAAAAGACCTCCAAGAAGCGGAAGAGACCGTGCTAAAAACGTTTGGGCGCAAGGGGTAAAAATGGAAAACCTTGATAAATTACTGGAAAAACCCGCTCAAGAATGGGATGAGCAAGAAATCTTGCAAATAATCGAGGCGCTCCGGGAGCAGCGCTCCCGCTGGAACCAAGAACAATCCAGCGGGGGCAAAACTCGCGTGCCAGCCGCCAAAATACCCGTAAAACCGGCCAAAAAGGATTTGGCTTTCGAGGGTTTAAAACTATGAGTATCTCAACAGAAATAAGAGTTTTGCCGTCATTCGATGGAGTACAACGGCTATACCGTTTTCCCAACAATTACGGCGCTTCTATAGTATCCCATTCATATTCCCTTGGCGGGAGTTCTGGCTTGTGGGAGTTAGCGGTTATTAAATGGAAAAACGACGATTTTGTGCTAGTGTACGATACTTCAATAACCGATAGTGTTATAGGGTACCTAAACGACGAGAGTGTTCAAAAACGTCTTAAAGCAATATCAAGTCTTCCGCGGGCATAGCCATGCTGCATTACGACCCCAAGACCGATGCAATAGGGTCAACTGGGATTCCGATAGGAATCCCAGAAACCGAATTTACCCCAGAAAACACGGCTTTCCACGATGGAATCCAGTTTGCGTGGGATAATACCTCCATAGGGCTATTTAAAACCTGCCCACGCAAGTACTATTACACGATAGTGTGTGGGTACGTCCATAGAACGACCCCGCCAGCGCTAGCGTTTGGCATCCATTTGCACACGCTATTGCAGACGTGGCACAAACTGCTCGGCGATGGGACGGACCGCCATACCGCGCTGACTCGCATAACACGCCTTGCCGGATTACTCGGTGAAACCCTCCCATCCGGCGACACTGCCAGAACCAAGGAAACCCTAGTTCGCGCGATAATATGGTATTTGGACCAGTTTTGGGATGATAAAGCAGTAACGGTAAAACTTGCGGCTGGCCCGGCCGTGGAGCATCATTTCTGGTTCCCGTTCATGACATACAACGATATGGATGTTTTCGTTTGCGGCCACATAGACCGCATAGTGCACTGGCAGTCGCAAACCTACGTATGCGACTATAAAACAACAAAATACTCCATAGACAACAGGTTTTTCGAGAAATTCAAACCCTCCACCCAAATGCCATTGTATGTTATGGCATGCCATCTCACCCAAAACACCCTTTCAACGGCGCATGGCGTGATAATTGACGGGATACAACTAGGCGTTAATTTTTGTAGGTACATGCGAAGCGTGATCCCATTCTCCTTGGAGGAAATCAACGAGTACATCGAATCCCTAAAATATTGGATTTCTCAAGCCATGGATGCCTGTAAGAAAAACCACTTCCCTCCTAACGAAGAGTCCTGCGACAAATACGGCGGTTGCTTGTTTAGGGAAATTTGCGCTAAGCCCCCTGCTAGGCGAACCGCATTTCTGGAAGGGAATTTTGTAAAACGAGTCTGGAACCCCTTAACCCGGCGGAGTTAGACAATTTATGACCAAAACTGACCTTATCTATCGCTCGCTTATAGCCCAAATCCTAGAAAGCGACGAAAAGGTGATAACTCGCAACGCGGAGGTTTTTCGCTCGTTTACCATACCGACGATACTATTTACCAGCACTCCGTTGGTGACAGTACGAAAAACCGCATGGAAAAAGGCCATTCGTGAAATGGAATGGTTTTTGTCCGGAAGTCCTAAATGCCCCGACGAGCTGCTGGATTGGTGGGACGGCCAGTTAAACTCGAACGGCTATTACTTGAGCGGTTACGGTGAGCAACTACGCGCGTTTGACTCACGTTTCGATCAAATAGAAAACCTGTTGCATGGGATACACAACCATCCATACAGCCGCCGACACGTTATAACAACGTGGCATCCGGAAGAAATGGCAGAAATAACCAAATTAAACAAAAACCCAAAAACCCCCGCAACATGCCATACAACTCTTGCCCAGTTTTTTTGTTCTCCCGACGGGGGCATATCCATGCGCTCCTACCAGCGGTCGGCCGATATGCTGTTAGGCGCGCCGCATAACTGGATACAATCTTGGGCGCTTTTAATGTGGGTAGCGGAGAAAACCGGAAGAGTTTGTGATAAAATGCTATGGACGTTCGGCGATGCCCATATTTACGCCGAAGAATCGCATTTGCGCGCGGCGCGAGAAATACTTGACGCACCAAGGTCATTTACTGCTCGTTTTAATGGTTTACCAAAGCTATGCTATGAGAAAAGTTCGGTTGATTTTAGAGCCGAAGATTTTTGTATTGTAGGAGAAATCCCTTCACCTGTATCCGTTTCCCGCCCTAAACTGCTGTAGGAGTAGTGTATGACTAACGTGTACTCTTTTTGGTTGGCCCTTTACATCCATGCGATTGATAACCATAATGCGCCGGTTTATTACAGTTCGCGCATAGATGGAGCACTGTTGCCATACGAAACCGGCTGGGATTCCATGAGATAGTAACGTAAACGTGGCATTGTGCTGGTGTTGACCAGCACAATAAATCATGGTATATTTACGTTAAGCTACAACCAGAAAACACAGAGAATAAAATGAAACTGTCACCTAATGCTAAAGCGCCATTAATCAAAATGCTTTTTCTCGGGTACTCCGGTGAAGGAAAAAGCACTTCTATAGTACCGCTAGGCATATCGGGGTATCTGGATAACCCCGGCTACGAGCTGCGCATCCTGGACTTTGACGGCAAAGCCGAAGAAGTAATCCGCGCAACCCTAGCCAGACTCCTTAAAGAAAAACTAATCACTGAGGAACAACACAACAGGGCCTTAACGGAAAACTACGACGTTGTTCCATGCTTGGAGCCGACAGGAGTAATTTCAGCGCGTGAGGGTAAACGCGTCATTAAAAAGCTGGGAGTTGAGGGAACCGCAACCGCATGGAATACTGCCGTTAGGCAACTAGAAAAATGGAGTAGTTCTTGGTCAGAAAAAACAATCCTCGTTGTCGATAGTTTCACCTATGCGGTAAGGGCCATAACCAATTTCTCACAAGAATTGAACGGCAAGCTAAACCAGACGTTGGAATGGCGGGACTACCAAATGCCTCAGCACATTGCTGAGTCGTTAATGGTCACTTGTGCCGACCTTCCCACAAACTGTATAGTCACTGGGCATCAAGACCCCTTAGAGCTGTACAAATCCACTGACCGCGTGGATGACAAAGGAGAGATAGTTGAGGAATTGATAGATACTTTGATGGTTCCCATTTCAATTGGCCGCGCCGGTCGGATGAAACTGCCAGCCCGGTTCAACCACCTATTAGTCGCATCGAGCGACGGCAAAGGCAACGCTGTCCGGCGCTACGTCTACACCGAGTCCCGTGTTGGAGTCGTGACAAAGACTCCATTTTTCGGGCTATGTGACGCCCGCTACCCCATAGAAAAAGCACTCGTAGAGTACTTCAAACTAAAGAGGTAGCATTTTATCAACCACAACCTAGAGAAATCCTATGCCGAAAAAGGGCAAACCCAAACCGAAACCGTGCTGAAAACGAATACATCTCAACATCTCAACATTTCAAGGTGCTCGAATGAACATTTCAGAAATTCTCAAAACCAACACATCCTCTTTCAAAGCTCCGTCTCGCTTTCCGGCCGGGAATTACATGGTTGTGATTACGGGGTACAACATGCTCCCGTTTTTCTGGAAGAAATCCGGAATACACGGTTTGACCTACGTCCCGACCATCCGCCCTATTTCTTGCATCGAGGCGGATGACGACTCTAACCCGGACCTTCAGGCCGAACAGCAGAATGCGCTGGATACATATGGTGATTGGGCGTCACGCGAGTTTCAATTCGCTTATAACTCCCGAGAAACCAATCAAAAAATGGCCTCGGTAAGCGAGATAAACTTTCCTCTTATCGAGTGCGACGATAGAGGTAATCCAGTAGGAATACTGGAAAAGCACGCTTGGCGGTTTTACTTGCGCGACGACAATGGGAGCCAACAGGGCTTTGTGGTGGATGTTTTGGGCTTGAGCTACCCGAACGGAGAGGAACTGGGAACGATCATGGAGGATACGATTGGTAAAAAGTTTCTGGCGGCGTTCGCCTACGAAGCAAACCCAAACGACCCGTCTCGACCACCTAATTTGGTAATCCAGTCTGTAACTAGGGCATAAGTTTTAGCGTGTGGGGGGCAATGGCCCCCCACACGCTAAAAGAATTAAACTAGGTCTGATAAAACGCATTGCTGCACAGACGACTTTTTTGCGTGTCAAGAGGGTTTACTATGCGGCAGAAAAAGCGATGGATCATACTGGGATAAAGAGGCGCAAGCCTTGTTGGAAGAACGGCAAAACCAACGGTAATTGAATTACAATGGAAAAAGAAACATACTTCGCGTCGTTAGAGCCAGAAAGTCCAAAAAACACAGTGAAAAAAGA